CCCCGGGTGAGTAGCCCTTCATCCGGGGTAGTTTGAAAGAAGGCAACCATGGCAGCCACTTATGTAACTAAAGCAGAATTACGCACCAACCTCGGTATTGGTTCGCTTTATAGCGATGCAACCGTTGAAGAAGTGTGTCAAACAGCTGAAGATTTACTTAATTCATATTTATGGTTTGATTCTGTACCTGTAGTTGCGGCTGCCCTGGCTTCAAATGTGGCTACCCTAATTTTATCGACACCTGGCTCATTTGCAGCCGGACAAACTGTTACAATTACAAATAGTGGATCTACATACAACGGTTCGAGAGTTATTACTTCAACTTATCCTTGGAGTGTTGGTTCTACCACTTTTCCTTATTTCACTTTTTTCCCTTGGAATAATTATAATTTTCCTAGGGGTTATAGTCTTATTCAGTTTAGCGTTACGGCTGCTGACGATCCCTATCACCTTGTTGTACCTTACGGTAAAGCGGCTGGTGTAGATACAAAACAAACTTCTTATGCTTCAACTCCAGCTGTTCGTGAGGCGGCCATGATGTTAGCGGTAGACATCTGGCAGGCTCGGCAGACTCCTGCTACCGGTGGATCTGCCGTTGATTTCCAACCTAGTCCATATAAGATGGGTCGTAGTCTAATAAGCCGTGTACAAGGTCTTATAGCACCTTATACAGGCCCTAGATCAATGGTCGGCTAATGACAGTCGCCATCACTACACTTAGGTCCACAATTGCCTCGGCAATAGATAACCCTGGCGTTTGGTCAACATTCAGTTATCCACCTGCAACACCTTTGGCTAACTCTGTAGTGATTTCACCTAACGATCCATATTTAACCACCAACGATAATTCAAATTTAACTATTAGCCCTACTGCACATTTCAAAATTACTTTGTTTGCACCTATGTTTGATAATCAAGGCAATTTAACAAATCTTGAGGATTTTATGATTGCTCTTTATCAAAAACTAAGTGCATCAGGCTTGGTATACAACGCTCCAGCCTTTTCAGCACCATCTGTATTATCATTACCATCAGGAGACTTATTATCATGCGATTTAAGTTTCGACATCCTAACGAGTTGGAGTTAACATGGCAGAAGATACAACCGCAGAGAATTTGGCGTTTTTAATCAAGATAGGTCAGATTAAAGATCCAAAGCCAGCAGTACAAGCACCTACTAAAGACAAGGAATAATAATGGCCATATTTCTACAAAATAATGTTGGCGTAAAGATTAACTCAGTTGATCTATCTGACCACATTACATCCGTAACACTTACACAGAATTTCGATGAGCTTGAGGTAACCGCACTTGGTGACACAGCTCACAAGTTCGCAAAGGGTCTAGAGGCAAGCACCCTTACTCTAGATTTCCTAAATGATTTCGCTGCAACAAATGTTCAGGCAACTTTACAGTCTGCATACGGCACAACCGTTACAGCTGTACTAATTCCAGTAAAAGGCACAGCGGTATCAGCGACAAATCCTCTTTATACTGTTAGCCTATTGATCAACAACTTGACACCATTGAATGGCGCAGTTGGGGACATTTCAACCTCAAGCATGACATTCACATGTAACTCAACAGTTGTTCAAACTACTACAGGTACATTCTAAGGAGCAATAATGGCAAAGCTTAAAATTACAAGGGCTAACGGGGAAATTTCTGAACACAGAATAAGCCCGGGAATTGAATATAGCTTTGAAATTAAGTATGGCGCAGGAATTTCAAAGGTTCTACGCGAGCACGAAAGGCAAACAGAAATATTCTGGTTAGCCTGGGAATGTTTGCGTAGATCCAATGTAACTGTACCAACCTTTGGTCTTGAGTTTATCGAGACATTGGATACCGTTGAAGTATTGGATGACGCAAAAAACTAATAAGGCGCGATAGTTTTCTTTATACGATAGCAAGTCTGTCAGTAGAGACAGGGATCGCGCCTCGAGAATTTATTGACATGGATCAGGATATGTTGCAAGCAATTGTCCTAGTCCTACAGGATCGGGTAAAGGAGATTAAAAATGCCAGTAAACGTAACAGGCGTTAAAGAACTCCAAAAAGCCTTACGTGATGTTGATCCGACCTTAAACATCACAATGCGTAAATATATCAAAGCCCAGATGATTCCTGTTCGTGATAAAGCTAGAGGTTACTTACCTAGCAACGGTGAAGTTTTATCGGGATGGACAAAAGCGGCTGGAATTATTGGCCCGATGAAATACCGAGCATTTCCTAAGTACGATCAATCAATTGCTAAGACTGGTATTGTTTATCGTGAAGGTAAAAATCAACGCAATTCTGCTGGATTTTCAGCTATATTTTACATAGCAAATACAACAGCACCCGGTGCAATTTATGAAACCGCAGGTCGCAAGAATCCATTTGGAGATCCTAAATCTAAGAGTTTGAATCCTACCGCTGGCAGACAATTTATTGGTGCTGCAGGTGGACAAGCGAATATGAAGGGTAGTGGTAAATCAAAAGGCCGTGCAATATTTAGAGCATGGGCTGAGGAAAATGGCCGTGTAGTACCGGCAGTATTAAAAGCAATTGATTATACAGCTACAAAATTTAACAAAATAACAGAAATTAAGAAGGTAGCATAGTGGCCAATTTAGTAATTTCCGCAGTATCTACCTTTAATGGCAAAGGATTAAAACAGGGCAAAAAAGAAATATCAGCTTTTGAAAAAAATATCAAGAGCCTAGGCAAAACCTTTGGTGTTGTATTTGCTGCCAGCACTCTAGTTAATTTTAGCAAACATGCTGTTGATGCTTTTTCTAAAGATCAGGCAGCCGCTAAAGCTTTAGAAACTCAATTAAAGAATGTTGGATTAGGTTTTGCAGATGCTAATGTTGAAACCTACATAGCAAACCTTCAAGATGCAACTGGTGTTTTAGATGATCATTTACGCCCAGCACTACAAAGTTTAATTACAGCTACTGGATCTTTAACTCAAAGTCAAAGGGCTTTAGGTATAGCCATTGATATTAGCGCAGCAACTGGTAAGTCTTTAGAAGAAGTTAGTGCTGCAATAGCCAAAGGATTTACTGGACAAACTACTGCTCTAGGTAGATTAGGTGCAGGAATTAAGAAAACCACCTTAGCCACAGGTGATATGAATAAGATCCTAGATGAAGCGTCTAGTAAATTTTCAGGACAAAATGCTGCACGATTAACTACTTATGCTGGAAAAATGGATTTATTAGCAAAGTCAAGTCGTAACGCGGAAGAAATTATTGGTAAAGGTTTAGTAGATGCTTTAAGTATGATTGGTAAAGATCAGAATATATCTTCACTTGGAAATGCTATGGAACAAGTAGCCACCACTATTGCTAATGTGGTTGTAGGACTTGGCGCAATATTAGGCAAAATTGTAAGTATAGGTGGAGCAATATTTAGCAAATTACATTTAGATAAAGTTATGTCATTTGTCTACAATAATTCTTTATTAGGTAAACTTGCTTCATTTGGTGCTAGTAAGACTAAAACAGCAGCTACAAATGTCGGTGGTTATGGTGGTATTCCATCCGTAACCGATCGTGTCAAAATTGTTGAAGCCAATCTAATTAAGAAAACTAATGCTGCTCGGGCTGCTGAATTAGCTGCTCTTAAAAAGAAAACAGCTGTAGATCAACTTAAAGATAAGTTTGATTTAGAGCGTATTGGTTTAATGGCTGCTTTAAATTCTGCCACAGATAAAGAAACAAAATTGAGACTTGAGTCACAATTAGCGATCTTAAATAACGATGAGGCTTTGGCTAAAAAATTATTAGCTGAAATGAACGCTGCTGAGGCTGCTAAAAAACTGGCGGATGATTTGAAAGCTGCTGGTGATATGGCTTATCAAGCATTTAATGGCATATTAAATCTATTAGGTCGCGGTGGCGATCAAGGGCCAAGTAAGAATGCAAGTAATGGAATTTACATCCCACCAACTAATCCAACTTATGCAGGTGGTGGCCCATCTGTATTACTTGGTGGCGGTGGCGATCAAGGCCCTGGTCGCGTAACAGTTAACATAGATGCTTCTAACATGATTGATTCTGCCAATATGACTAGGGTTGTCCAACAAGCATTTTTAGAAATCAATAAGAATGGATATTCAACAATACCTGCCGGCCAAGGGTTCTAATGGCTATTCCATCCGTTAAAGCAATAATCAACTTTTCTACAGGTGCTTCTTTCGGATCAGCATTTCTTATCGGTTCAGGTATATTAGGCACAAATGTTTTAGCTGGTGATAATTATGTAATTGTTGATGTATCAAATCAATTAGATTCCATTACAACCGAACGCGGTCGTAATGCTTTAGCAGATCAATTCCAATCCGGTAATTTAACTATGAGGATTGTTGATCAAAATGGTGATTTTAACCCACAAAATACAAGTGGGCCATACTATGGTTTGTTAAGTCCAATGCGTAAGGTTCAAATAACTGCAACTTACTCAGGAGTCTCTTATTCTATATTTTCGGGATTTATTACAGGATTTAACACTACTACCCCTAAATATGTTGGTGATGTTGTTTACACAACCATCACAGCTGTAGATGCCATGCGTTTATTAACCAATGCCTTGGTTACTACC